CGGCTCGTTGAACCGCAGCGACCGGAACTCTGCCAGCGAGATCGCGCGGAACCAGTCCCTTTTCACGATATTGCCGCCCTCGATGGTCGGATGCTGCTGATACAGGGCATTGAACTCACGCGGAGCGCGGGCTTTCTGCTTCTGCAACTTCTCGATGGAGTGGCGCGACGGCCATAGTGCGTCGCCGATATGCCGTTCGCTCAATCCTCCGTCGTACTCCTGTTCGCAGATCGCGGGGATGGAGAGTACCGTCCACTCCCGCGGCTCGGCTTTGAGGATGCGTCCGGCGAGGTCGTCCTCATGCCATCGCGTCATGATGAAGAGCTGCCGCGAGTTATTGTGCAGACGGGTCGAAAGGACGGTGTTGTACCAATCCCACACCCTCTGTCGGTAAGTGATGGAATTTGCCTCGTTCGCATCTTTCACCGGGTCGTCGATGATCGCAATATCGACGGGTGTACCTGTCAAAGAACCTCCTACGCCGACCGCCTTGTAAAACCCGCGATGACCTACCATCTCGAAGAGATCGACGTTCCTCAAATAACCCCGCGAATCCGTGCGGATATTCGAGCCGTTGAGATAGGTTTCGGGGAATATCGCCTGATACTCCTTGCTGTCTATCGTCCTCTGAATCGAGCGCGAAAACTGCTGCGCGAGGTTGGAGGAGTAGGAGCATCCGACGATTTTCAGGTCGGGGTTTTGTCCGAGCGCCCATGCGGGGAAATTGCGGGAGATGATCTCCGATTTGCCATGCTGCGGGGGCATGAAAACCATCAGGTTTTTGATCTTGCCCTCCAACAGCATTTGGCAATGATCCGCGATGAGCTTATGGAACCACTCTAACTCGTATTTCGGATTACTATAACCGAGGAAGCGCGAAAAGGAGGTCGGAGCTTCGAGTTTCAACTTCTCGCGCTTCAACCTCATCAACTGTTCGCGTACCTCGATTGTAGATGATCTCATTATTTATCCGCCTTATCCTCAAACTTTTCAAGTCGTGCGATTTCTGCATTGATTTCATCGAGTGTCATAGGTTTTTCGTCGTCCTTTTTGAGCGTTACATCGTTGCGCTGCCTGTTCTGATAGTGTTCGGGGTCGAGATTCGTCAGGAGGAAAATCGCGGCTCCGATATTCGGCTGCACATGGATTTTCTTCCTCTTCATCTTGAACGGGGTCGGCTGTCCGTCCGCTCCGACGCGGAACTCCTGCTCGGTTTCCTCATGCTCATACCCTTTGGCGGCTTTGGATAGCGAGATGGCGAGATCGTGGGTGAGGTTCTGCTTGAAAACCTCCTTTGCCCGCTCGATGGCCTCTTTGAACTGCGGCTTGCCTTTCATCCACAGTCGGTAGGTTTTTTCGTCGATCCCCATCTCACGGACAAACTCTTTCAACTTCGCCCCGCCGTAGTCGATCAGGCCATGAGCGGCTACCCATGCCTCGCACTCCTCGATTTTTGCCGCATTATATTTAGCCATTGCTGTTCAGGTCTATGAGTTTGTAAAATTCCTTGCGTAGATCGGAGTTTAAGTTGAAGACGCCCGTAAAATGCGCTACGGACATCTTGCCGTCATTCCGCACTCCTCGCATCGTCTTGCATAGGTGTTGCCCTTTCATCACGATAGCGAAGCCGAGAGCCTCGTTATTCAGGGCCTCGGAAAGCATCTGTACGATGTCCCGCGCCAGCCGCTCCTGCAACTGCAAGCGGGCGGCGCAATAGCCGACCACGCGGGCGACTTTGCTGATGCCGAGGATACGCCCTTTCGGGCTGGGAATGTAGGCGAAGTAATACCGGCCGAAGAACGGCAGGATATGATGCTCGCACATCGAATAGTAGTCGCCGCAGTCGAACACAATATCCGACATGCCCTCCTCATTGGCGAACGTGGTGATCTTCGGCTTCTGCGCCGGATCGTAGCCTCGGAATATCTCTTTCCACATCCGCATAATGCGGTCGGGCGTGCCGATCAGTCCCTCGCGGTCGGGGTCTTCCCCGATGGCGCGGATGAGCGTTTTCAGCGCACCGATAATATCTTCTGCGTTTGGAGTGATAGCTTCCATTTCGGGTGTGATTTGATGTAGTTGATAGTTGCCGCGAGGTTTTCCGCGTTCCGCGCCTCGTCCTTGAAGTCGCAGGGCTGCAAGTAGTACTCTTTGGCCTCGATATCGTCGTATGCCGACATATCCTGCTCCTGATAGACGACTTTCAGCTCGTCGATGCGTTGGAGCCGAAGCTCGGCATGAGGGCAAAAATCGAATTTCGGCGAGCAGGTGATCCAGTCGATAGGGCGGTAGCCCATGATCGGAATCGTGCCATTGGTTTCGATCTGCACGAACTTCCCTGCGCTATGCAGATGATTGATGAACGACAGGGTGAGTTGCAGCATCGGTTCGCCGCCCGTAATCACGATGTGGTCGGCCGGAAAATCGGCGATTTGACGCATGATCTCCTCTTCGGTGAGGTCTTGGTAGGGCTGGTGCTCCGTATCGCAGAAATCGCAGCAGAGATTGCATCCTGCAAGGCGAATGAAGATCGCCGGAGTGCCGGTATAGCGGCCCTCGCCCTGAATCGAGTAGAAAATTTCGTTTATCCTCATAATGCGCCCTCCTCGTCTTTGTTGGTGTCCGCGACATAGATTGCGACGTTGCCCTCGCTTTCCTGCACCGTCGCCTTGTAGCATTCGGGAATCTGCTCGACGATCCAGCGGGCGATGTTCTCGGCCGTCGGATTGAACGGCAGCAACTTGTTGAAGTTACCGTGATCGAGGTAGCCGTGAATCTTGTCCTTGATCCGCTTGAAATCGCAGACCATTCCGTCGGCATTCAGTTTTTTTGCCTTGCAGAACACCGTTACGACCCAGTTGTGGCCGTGCAACTGCTGGCATTGGCTTTTGTAGGAGAGGGTCAGCCGATGACTTCCTGCGATCTCCATTCGTTTGGAAACGTAATACATTGCTATTCTTCTTGATGTTTGCGAGTTAAGAGGTAGAAAAACGGCGTGTCGCATAGAGCCAACCCCGCTTTGAGCAGGTATTGCCCGATGACCATGCCGAGGACGAGCATCATGCCGCCCTCCTGCATGAACCATCCGAGACCGATGCCGAATGCGATTGAGATATAAATCGCTGTGTCGATGATCTGCGAGGTCAGGGTCGATGCGTTGTTCCATATCCACCGTCGTTTGGGATTGCCGCAGAACCGGCTCCGTATCTTGTGGAATATCCATACGTCCCAACTTTGGGAGCATAGATAGGCGACCAGCGACCCGAATACGAATATCGGCGTCTGACCGAGCAGCATCCGGTAGGCCCGTTGCATCTCCTCGTCGTAGGCTGGCAGATACATCGTCAGGATAATCAGGGCGAGGGCGATAAGCTGGGCGGCAAAACCCCTGATGACGGCCTTGTTCGCCTCTTTCTTGCCCCATATCTCGCCGATGACATCCGTACAGAGGAATGTCAGGGCATAGGTCAGAGCCGCGCCCGGAATGAGGACGGGAACCCCGCCGATATGGATGCCGGTATCGAGCACCTTGCTCGTAACGACGTTCGCCACGATCAGGCACACGACAAACACGACATTCAGCGTGATGAGATTGGCGTCATTCCGTTTCATATTCCGTCGGGTCGATTATTTCTGAATCTTGCACTCTCGTCCTGTTATTCACGATATTGTCGATAGTGGCGACCGATACGTTGAATATCTGCGCCAATTTCTTTTGATTGTAATCGCTGCTACGGGGTTTATAGAGTTGACGGATCGCTTTTACTTCATCATCTGAAAGTTTGCAATTTCCGTTGCTTTCTCCTTTTTGATTTTGGCAAAGGCCATTATCATAAGCGTGCCGCATATTTTCTGAATGCGTAACCCATTCGAGATTACTCGTACAGTTATTACTCTTATTTCCGTCGATATGATTTACTTCGGGCTTATTCTCCGGATTGGAAATGAAAGTTTGAGCTACGATTCTATGCGGAGATACGGTTATTCTTTCTCCATTCTTGAATAAATCTAATCTCAAGTATCCGTCTCTCACTTTATAAGGGGCCATTTTTTTTAATTCGCCATATACTTGGCTATAAAATTCACCTCTTGCAGATACGAAATAATCATCAAATCCCTCGATAGGTTGAAGATTCAATTCATCTTCGTAGGGGGTTGGGTCAGTAATTCCCGCATCCTTAAACGCCTCCTTTCGTTCGACACAAGTTCCACATTTCCCGCATTCAAAGGCTGACGACGCTTTGTAGCAGGAGTAGGTTTTCGAGTAGTCGATGCCGAGCCGTTTGCCGATGCGGGCGATGTCGGACTTGCTGATGCCTGTATAGGGTGCGTTGATCTGTACCCCGATGTAGGTGCCGTGCCGCATGGCCTCCGACATGGAATGCACGAATCCCGCGCGGCAATCGGGATAGATCGCATGGTCGCCGTGGTGGTTGGCGATGAGAACCTTGCTCAACTTCCGGCTCTCTGCCAATCCGCAGGCCACGGAGAGCATGATGCCGTTGCGGAACGGCACGACGGTCGATTTCATATTTTCGGCCTCATAGTGGCCCTCCGGCACGGCGTCCGCGCCCTCCAAAAGCGAGGATTTGAAATACTGACCGATGAATGCGAGCGGAATGATGATGTGTTCGATGCCGAGCTGCTGGCAATGTCGCGCGGCACACTCGGCCTCGCGCTTGTTGTGGTTGCTGCCGTAGTCGAACGTTACGGCCAATGCGATCTCCTCGGCCTTTTCATGCAGGAGGGTGATGCTATCCATGCCTCCCGATACGATGATGACAGAATCTTTCATAACCTTGTGCTTTTTAATATAAGAATCGGAATTACAGGAATTTTTCGGCGTATCGGCTGAATTTGACCCACTCGTTGAAGTTGTTTACCGCACCCTCTCTCGATTTGAGCCTGCATCCCTCTTTGCTCATCTGCTCCATCAATCCGGTGCGCGGGTTGAACTTGCAGATGTAGCCGCCGCGATTGCCGTAGAGCCATGCGGTGCTATCGACCGAATCGAACCGATACTTTTGAAGATTGGCGACGGTGGTGTATCCCAGCCCGTGAATCTTCGCTTTGTGCTTGTGGGCGGTGTTGATGAACCACGGAAACACCGTCTCATAGACTTTGCGGGGGATTTCTTTCGTTACGATGCCTCCGATGGCGACATAGGGGTATTCCTCGCACATCTTGACGAAATACTCCTTGCCCCGGTTCTTGTGCCATACGGGGATAGGCTTCTTGCCCGTCATCCTTTCGAGTTTGAGCCGCAGTCGCTCGACTTCTGCCAGCCCGACGACGCTGTCAATATCCAGCTCGAAAAAGAGCTTTACATCGAAGCGGTTGATGAAGTCGGCATACTCCGCGACATAGGCATCCCAGTCGCAGCCGCCCTTGTGAGAACCCGCCATGAACGTATATGCCCCGCTATCGAGCAGGAATGACCCGAAATGCTTGACGAGAGGCATGAAATCCTCGTTTTTCCGCAGGTAGTAGTAGCTTTCGAGGACATTGATACCTGATAGGGTGCTATCCCCGTCCCCGACGAAGAAGTCCGCTCCGTAGATGGATTCCCGCATTATTTTGTCCTTGTCGCCCGCGAGAAAGCTGTTCATCGCTTCGATGACTTCTTTGCGGCTGTTGGGCGATGCACAGTAAATTTTCATAACCTTTTGCCAAAATTCGCGGAGGTTGCCTGAAATGCCTCCGGCAAGAAATATCCTCATAGCATCCTTGTTAATCTCTTTTAGAGGTATTCTATTCAAATACTCTGAAATACAGGCTGTTAAATACCCCCCCCCGAATTTGCCGAGACGCTCGCCGATCCAGCTCTCATACAAGCGGATCAGGATTATGCCCGGATAGGGATTATTGCCTGCGAGATGGATTTTCATCACTTGATCTTTATGCCCTCGAACTCACCCATGAGAGTTGCCTCGATGCGTGATTTGATCTCCTCCTTTTGGTCGGCATACTCATCGGGAATCGAGACGGTGATCTTCTCGCCCTTATCTTTCTCGGCCTCCTTGTCGAGCTTGTCGAAAAAGCTATCTACGTCGATCTCGCTTTCATTCATCGGCAGGTCGAGGCCCCATGCGGCCAAAGCATCGGCGTCCCATTCGTTCGCCAGCATCGACCACTCCCACCGACCGAAGCCGGAGTTATCGAGGATCGTGTAGGCTTTCAGCTTTTCGATGGAGGTTTCTTTCGGGATGATGACGCACGGGGCATCCTTGTAGCCGAGTTCAAGCATGGCCCGATAGCGCATATTGCCGCCGATGATGATGTGTTTGCCGTTGTCGAGCGGATAGACCAGCAGCATACGGTATTTCATCAGTTCGGGGTATGCCTGAATATCCCTTTTCAGGAGGTCGAGCTTCGTCTCCAATATCTCGCGGGGATTCGCGGTGAGGCCGTCGAGCTGGCCCTCGTTCAGCTCCAACCGATCCAATTCCAGCGAGACGAAATCGGCGTCGATGGCTTTCAGAGGCTTGTTCTCTTTACTCATAACTGTTCATTTTTAAGATAGATACTACAAAGGTATAAAAATAGTACCTAATAGGTATTTATAGAGGCGAAAAAAATGAAATTTACTTCAAATAAGCGTCGATTTCGGCCATGAACTCGTCGAAAGAACGGCAGATGACATACTTGTATCCTGCCCATTCCGCCCGCTCCTGCCATGCTTTTTGCGATGGTTGCTGTCGGCCCGTCGGGGTCTTCATCTCAATACATAAGCCGTGAAACCGCTTTGCCGGGAACAGGAGCAGGAGGTCGGCGACGCCTTTCATCGTTCCCTCCGCTTTCATGATCGCCGCCTCGGATCGAAGCCGCGCCCCGCCGTTCGGGACAGCGAAGAGGAGCAAAGCGAGCTGCGGGTATTTCATTCGGAACCAACGGACGCAGGTCTGCTGGATGATGCTTTCCTGATGCCTCATATCAATACCGGAAATCCGTAAAATGAATGATGGCGCCGTGAAAGACCTTATCCTCTTGCGGATGCCGGCCGAAGAACCACTCCTTGAAGTCGGTCGTATTGAGGCCGTCGTTCTTGGCGATTTCATTGCAGTCCGCGTCGATCCACTCCCGACCATCGATGCAGGCGGTGATCGTATCGTTTTCGCTATGATAATGCAGCTCTATCCGCTGGATGCCGATAGGCTGGTCGAGGCAGGCAATTTCGACCTGCGGCGAGTTATACGGGCGTCCCGACCATTGGCGGATCGAGAGGCAATATCCGCCCCGTTGCATCTTTTCCGCGATGGCGGCCCATTGGTCGTAATTGCCTCGGATGGTGTGCATCTTACGGCCTGATGCGTCCTCCTCGAATATGTTTCGTTGTTCGGGTTGCTTGGCCGCCGGAGTGCCGAGCGCGTCATGCACCCGCGCGATCTCGGCATCGACTTCCCGCTCAACCGCCTTGCTCTGATTGAGCGAGGTTTTCGACCGAGTGCGGAAATACTCCTTTTGCAGTTTCCGCATGAGGGCTACTTTGTCGAAGAATTGCCGTGCGTTCATTTCTCGGCAATTTTATAGGCATCGACAATCGGGGTTTTGACGATGGAGGCAACCTCGTAATCCGATACCGTGCCTCTCATGCCCTCGGCGAGGTTTTTTGCGGCCTGATTCAGGTCGGATGCCTGCACGAGGATATGGATCGCTTTCTTGCGCTCTGCGCCCGTATTTTCGTCGAGCGTGATGAGATTGATCTTGGCCTTGTAGAAGTGATCGCCGTTCTCATCCCAAAAGATTTCCGAGATGTTGCTGCGCTTCACGGCCGATACCGAGAATACTCCCGATGTATAGGGCATCATTTCGTTGATGATGCGAGCCTCCGCCTCCGTGAATGAGAGGGCATCGACCAAATACGGCTCCGTGATGGTTTTCAGCGAACCGTTTTCTCTCGTCTTTTCATAACGAACTTTTGTTGTAAACCACATGATGATAGATTATTAAGATTAAACATTGATTAGTCTCTTCCGTGATCTCCGTAAAATATGAAGTGCGCTATCTATGGCCTTTCCGATGACGTAGGGATGGGGTTGCCGTCCCCTGCCGCCTCTGCGCCATTTTTGGAGATAGTGGAGGACGCGCTCTGATTGCTTGGTCGTCATCCATAATTTCGTAAACGTACATTCTTCGCTGCATTCCGGCCAGCGTTCAGTAATGCGGCAGTAGCCTCGTCCGTCAATATCCTCATGCGTGAAAAACGAGCATTCGCCGCATTTGCAGGGTTTTATCATATATTTTCAGTTTTTAAGAAACACATCCATATCGTTTTGCCGCCTTTGCCGGACGTATGCCCGAATAGGGGCTTTTGCCCGATGATCTCGATGATCCGCGCGGTGGGTATCTGCTGCTCATTCCATTTGAAGATGAGCGTTCCGTTCGGTTGGAGGACGCGCATACATTCCTCGAATCCCTGCCGAATGTCATCCTCCCACGAGGGGAGGAGGCGACCGTATTTCTTCGCCAGCCATGACGATTCGCCGAGGTTATTCAGATGTGGAGGATCGAACAGGACGAGATAGAACGAATTGTCGGGAAACGGCATCTTGCGGAAGTCTCCGACGACATCGGGTCTGATCTCCAACCTGCGCCCATCGCAAAGGGTATGCTCCTCGCTGCGGCAGTCCATGAAGACCGTATCGGGATTGTCTTTGTCGAACCAGCACATCCGACTGCCGCAGCAGGCATCAAGTATTTTCTTCATATTCTGACGATAATTGAAGTCCCGATTTGGCGATCTGCTGTTTTCCCGCACTCATTGCAGATTTCGCGCGGATAGATGCTCAAATCGGAGATTGGTACTCCGTTCTCCTCTTCGAATTTCATCAGCAAGCAGGAGATTTGATCTTCGAGCCGTTCCTTGGCGGCCTTGATCTCTGATATTGTTTTGCTCATACGAATAGCGATTTTGAAATTCTTGGTAATACCTTTACTCTTGCCTCGGCACAGAAATCCTTTTTGATCTCGAATCCGTATGCTTTTCGGCCCATATTGGCAGCCGCGAGCAGGGTTGTTCCGCTTCCAGCGCACGGGTCGATGACTACATCCCCTTTGTCGGTGAATATCTCGATCAGGCGTTCCAGCAGGGGAACGGGTTTCTGCGTCGGGTGGATCTTCGGCGTGTCGGTATCACGCACCCAATCGAAGCAGTTGAATATCATCCTCCCGTCATTGTTGAATTTCGGCAGGCGGTCGCGGTAGAGAATCAATCCGTATTCGCAGTTGCCGACGACTTTCATGTTGGCTTTGAGTACCTGCGCGGAGAAATCCTTGCGGAATACGAGCGGGATGTAGCGTTTTAGTCCATACCGTTGTCCGAGTTCGATGTAGTAGTGCATCTGCTCGAAAGGACAGAACAGGATCATACAGGCCGCGCCTCCTTTCGATCTTCCCCCCCCCTCGGATTTCTCCTCTTTGATAGGCTTATCCTTACGAAGCATCTGACTACAAAAGTGCATGAACTCCGCAGGCCGGAAATCCTTGTCGGTGTCGAAAAACTGCTTGCCTGCGAGTGCACTCTCGCCGTTCTTATTGTCGCCATCAACATACCATGCCGGATTGCTGGCATAGGCGTTCGCTCCGAGGTTATACGGCACATCGGCGATGATAAGCTGCGCTTTTGGGATGCCGTATGCCTTGAAATTTTGAAAATGATCGTTGAATAATTCTATATCTTTCATAGCGTATTCTCGTTAATTGGTCGCCATTGGTAGAGGCTCGGTTTGCGCTCTAAATCACCGAGCCACTCGGTGGCATTGTCGTAGTCGATGAGTTCGATGCACCCGTCCCGCTTGTCCCTAACAAGGCGCGGCAGATTGCGGAATATCTCATCTATGGCGTCATCGGTGGCAAAACCCCATTTCGGGTCGGCCTGAATGTCGCGCCATTGCGTCAGAAAAGAAATCCGATATTTCAGATCGGCCATTTCCTCGGCCTGCTTATCCAATGCCCGCTCGTATGCGGCAGCGGTCTGCGGGGCAATATCTTTCGCCTTGCCGACGTTGCGCCAATAGCGGCGAATCCAATTCCACATCGCATAGTAGAACTTATCCCGCATATCCCGCCGGAGCAAATCGGCCTGTGTGTCGTACTTGGCCTTGTGGAGGCATGGAGCGGCCTTGATGCAGCGGAAAAAGCCCGAATCGGTGATATACATCAGCCCTGCGAACTTCGGGCATTCAGCCTCGGAGATGACCCTCTCCGGGCATACATACCAAAAATAGTTCGGGCGTTCATTCGACGACTTGCCGCCGTCCGACAGGATGTGCATCTTCTCCTGCTTGTGGGCCGCCTCATTCAGAAAATCCGCATGGCTGATCTTGATCTCGCACTCGTACATGTATCCGGCTTTGGAAATTGCCAAATAATCGGATTCCCACGCATAGAAGATGAAGCCGACCATCTCGAACGCGGGTTTCGTCAGAATCGGATGATTCCAATACAACGCCTGCTGGATGCTCTCCTCGGTGTGTTTCGGTTTGATCGGGGTTCCTCCCCGTGTCCCTCGCATTCCCATATCGCTACATCATTTCGCGCCAGCCGATGACTTTGGCGTGGGTTAAGTGTTCGATGAAGAATCCGCCCAATTCAGGCGCATAGAAATCGGTATGAATCTCCCCGCTGGAACATTTTACGAGGACATTTTTATTCGCTTCGGGTAGGAAGTCTTCCGGGTCGATCCAACAGGTATAGAACCCCTCCATTTCCTGCTCGGCGAGTTCGGCCGCATGGGTCATTGCCGCCCGAAGCTGCCATTTGGCGTGGTCGGACATCTCTACTGTGAGATGAGCCATGCACCCGTCGATAAATTCCTTTGCTTTTTTGCTTTTCATGGTTCAAAATCCCTTTTGGGTTTCACGCCGTATCCACTGTTTTTTCTCTCGGTCATACTCGACCGTATAGAAATAGTCTTCGTCGCCGTGTACTCCTGCCGTCAGCTCATAATCGGGAAGTCTCTTTTCTTTCCAATCGGAGTAGTGCATAGCAAGAAATAGCGATACGAATAGCCCGATCTCTGAACCACTCCATCGGCCGGAGCCGATAGAAATTGCCTTATCAATATCAGGCTCAATAATGCTTGGATAGCCGTCGCTATGACGATAAACATGTATTTCCTCACCGCTCTCATCGCGGAATTTGATATTTGCTCTTGTACTCATAATTGTCTTGTTTTATCGAGTTTTTTGTGAAATCTCGAAATTTTAAGCCGCTATCCGCATCGGTCGTAGATCGCCCTCAATCAATCGAGCGCAAAGGGCCTCGCAGAGAACCCGCGCCATATTGACCTCGACCGCATTGCCGATGAATTTCTTTTGGTCTGCCTGCGTCCCAACGAGGATGTAATCGGATGGAAAGCCCATGATCCGCTTCAATTCGGGAATACGGAGCATCCGCATCTTTATATCGACGATGCCGTACAACGCCATGAAACGCTTGATTTTTACCATCGCCGGACTATCGTCGGTGCGGATTGCTATTGCAATCTCTCTCGTCTTCGTTTGGATGAGGTAGGGCGGCATTTTATCCATCTGAAACTGCGGATTCATCAGATAGTGCCATTTTCGGTTTGCCGTTACTGTCTGTGCCGGCTCATCAATGGAACTCCCCGTATTTTTGAAACTCGTGTTCATTATCCAAGGCTTGCAGGTTACGAGCTGGTGCTTCGGATTGGTCGTAACCGTCGGTGCTGGGCTTTCGACATCGCAAGGCGTTCCGTTCCCGTACTGCATATCCACGAATGCGAGCCTGTCCCTTGTCGTCAGCGTCGGCGCGGGTGCGTCGATGGAGTGGTTATGCCCGTTGCCGTAATATGCCGTGATGAACGAGTGGTGATCCCATGTCGTTATCGTCCCCGCAGGTTCCTCGACCGAAACGCATTTGCCCGCCGGATTGCCTCCGTAATGCTTGGAGAGGAAATTGACTTGCGCGATGCCGAGCCGATTTTGCGTTGCGACGGTCGGGCAAGGTTCGTCGATACTCGGAGCGTGGTATTTCCCCGTTTGGCTCATCGAGTTCCATTTCACCAAAAACGCCTCTTTGCCTCCGGCTACGAACTTTATCAGGCCCGCATAGATTCGTTCGAGCGTCGCATCGACGAGCGGTTTTTTACGCCCGAAAATGCTCTCGCCCTCATCCGTGAAGTCCAGCACCTCCCGCACGGGCTTCCAGCGTTTCATTTGCCCGAATAGCCCCGTCGTGCCCTCTTTGCAGTGCGTCGGATCGGGGAACACGATAGGGAGGCTCCCTTTGGCGAAGATGCCGAAGAATCGGCGGCGTGAGGTGTAGGCTCCGAAGTCCGCCGAGTTGAGAATCCGATGTGCGAACCGATAACCGTACCCGCAGACATTCGACACCCATTGCTGGTACAGCCGTCCCGCATCTTTGCTGATCGGCTTTCCGTTCTCGTCGAGGTCGCCCCACGACATGAACTCCTCGACGTTTTCGATCTGAATGTAGTCGGGGTTGATAGCCTCGATGTAGCGAAACAGATGCTCGGCCAGCGTTCGGCTGTCGGCGTCGCGGGGCTGGCCGCCTTTGGCCTTGCTGAAATTCGTACATTCGAGGCTCGCCCACAGGACGACGAACGCATCGGGATATTGCTGTCGCATTTCAGCGATATGAGCCGTCAGCGGGGAGAGTTCCAATGTCCGAATATCCTCCGTGAAGTGCAGCGCGTCGGGGTGATTGGCGGCATGAGAGGCAATCGCGTTGGCATCATGGTTTACGCATCCGATGACCTTTGCACATTGTCGTCCCTCATATCGGGCGTTCTCAACGCCGGTAGAGGTTCCGCCAGCTCCGCAAAATAAGTCGATGTATAGCAGTTTCATATCGCCTTATCTTTTGGTTTCGCATTCATTCCATCGACGCGCGATCTCTTCACCGAGTTTTGTAGCGTCGGGTAATGTCTCTTTGAAGTCGCGGTACAAATCGCGGCTGAATAGTTTTATTTGACCGATAGGGATGTTCCAACCGCAGTCAGGGTCTTTGATGCAGAGATCGACCCGTCCGTGATTATCATTCGGTATGCAGATCAGTTTTACCCGCTCTGTATCGAAACTTCCCTTGATGAACTGAAATTTAGGCGTGATTATCATTGCTCACCTCCTTTCAGCAGTTCGGGGTTGTCGTGAATATTTCCGATGACCCACATCTGATATGAATCATCAAA